GGCCCGGTGTCCAGTGGCCGCACTTATCTTGTCGGAGAGCGCGGGCCGGAACTGTTCACGCCATCTTCTTCGGGCGGGATCATCCCAAACCACGCCATGGGCGGCGCACCCGCGCAGATCACCATCAACAACTACAGCGGCCAACCCGTCGAAACGCAGCGCGGCCCGAACGGGCGCGTAGACGTGACCATAGGCAAGCAGATGGCGGCGGCGCTGCGGTCTGACCCGGACGTGCGTTCGGCAATGGCCCAAGGCTACGGCCTGCGCGGGGTGGCACGATGACCGAATGGCCCGTCAGCATCCCGTTCTTCGACCTGCGCAGCGGCTACGGCGCGCAGCCGGGGGAGAACACCATCCGAACGGAAATGGACATCGGCCCCGCGAAGACCCGGCGGCGCACGACTGCGGCCCCGTCGCGCGTCACCGGCATGGCCTACATGACGCGTGAGGAAGCGCAGCGGTTTGAGGCATTCTACCGAGACACGCTGCTAGACGGCGCCATGTCGTTCACAAAGACGGACGGGCAGTGGCGGCAGCGGAACCTGCTGGTGCAGTCGGAGGACTTTTCGGCGGGGTGGGTTGTGCAAAACGGCCTCACGCGGTTTGATGCCGTGTCGGTCGTGGAGGGGGCCACGGCATCGCGGCTGCAATGCGATTCGTCTATCGGTTCACAGGGGATTTCCCAAGAGGTTGGCGTTCTGTCCGGCGGGGTCGAGACGTTCACGATCATTCTGGAAAACGTGGATGCGACGGTTACCGCGTTTGGTATCCGTGACATGACGGCATCGATCTGGCGTGCGTTCACAAGGCTGAACTGGAGCGTCACGACAATCGGCGCAGGCGGGACCGTGGCGCAGCTTGGAACGGGACCGAACGGCGGGGCGTTGGTGCGCTTGACGGTTTCGGCGGCCGGCCCTGGCGGGAACATCCGCCGCTTGTTTATCTATCCCGGCGACACGGGGCTGAACAGCACGGCGGCCATCATTCACACGGCGCAACTTGAAACCGGCCCCTCCTTCACCAGCTACGAACCCGTCGGCGCATCTTACCCTGCTACTCACGTCACGCGCGGCGGCACGAAGACCTATCGCTTCGTCGGCGTGCCATCGTTCGACCTGATGGGGCGCGGGCATGGCGTGCCGGTCACGCTTGAGGTGTTGCCATGAGCCTGTCGCCGCGCGCTATTGCATCAGCCAATGCGCAGGAAACCGGCGAGGTGTGGGTGTGGCTGCTAGAGATCAGCCCGCCGTCCGGGCCGGTTCTGCGTTACTGTGACCAGCACGTCGCAGTGGTGTCGAACGGGCAGACATACCGGCCCTTGGCGTTCAAGGCGCGCTTGGCTGACAGCGTGGACGGCGGCATTCCGTCGGCGCAGATTGTGCTAGATGACGTACTCAGGGCCGTGTCGCAGGCAGTGCGATCGGCGGGTGAGCCGACCCCGGTCACGGCGCGTGTGGTCCTGGCCGAGACGCCGAACACCATCGAGCGCGAGATCGACGGAGAGATCACGACGGGCGAGATCGGCAGCGGACAGATCACGGTCACGCTGACCGAAAGCACGGTCATGGATGAGGCGGCGGTGCAGCACATCATGACGCCGGGCTACATGCCGGGGCTGTCGCGCTGATGCACTGGACGGAACGCTACATCGGCCTGCCGTGGGAACCCGGCGGGCGCGGTCCGGCGTATGACTGCCTCGGGCTGTTTCTGCGGCTGATGCGCGACCGGCGCGGGCTGGTGCTGCCGGACCCGGCCTGCGATCTGCGCGGGGCGGCGGCGGATGCGGGCGTGACGGACGCGCGGCGCGGGTGGAAGCCGGTGCAGCACGCGCTGGCGGGAGACGCGGCGCTGTTCCAAGTCGGCGCCAACGGGCTGCACATCGGATATGTGGTGGACCCGCTGCACATGCTGCACATCGAGGGGCCGGAAGGCGCGGTGATCGAACGGCTGAACGCACCCGCGCGCGCACGGCGGCTTGAGGGGTTTTACCGGCATGTCTGAGTATTTCAAGGTCAGACGCCGGGTTCATCCGCTGACGATGGAAAGCGTGGATACGCTTGAGCCGGTCGGCATGAACGTCGCGGAACTGGTGGCGTCCTATGGCTATCCGTCGGCCACGGTCACGGTCGGCGGGCATCCCGTGCCGGAGCCGTGGCAGCATCGTGTGAAGCCCATGGCGGGCACGCTGGTGACTATCTGCCCGGTGCAGGGGCGGCAGGAACTTGCGCTGGTGGCGTCGCTGGCGCTGGCGGTGACGGCACCATATGCCGGTGCGGCGGCGTTCGGATCGGCGGGTGTTTTCGGCACATCTGTTGTTGGCGCATCGCTAGTCACGGCGGGCGTCAGCATCGCGGGCAGCCTGGCAATCAACCAATTGCTGGCCCCGCCGCAGCCGCGACTCGGAGCGGCACAGACGGCAGCGCCGCGCTACAACATCGGCGGCAGTCAGAACCGCGCATCACTCTATGAGCCGGTGCCGCTGGTCATCGGGCGCCACATGATGTTTCCGGTCAAGACGGCAACGCCGTACAGGCAGACCAATGGCGCGGACGTGTGGTTGCACGAGCGGATGACGTTTGGCTATGGCCCGGTCGTTCTGGAAAGCCTGCGCATCGGGGAAACGCCGGTCCACCTGTTCAACGACGTGCAGATCGAGTTCCGCAACGTGGATCAGGCGCAGACGCTGGCGCGGTATCCCGAGTTGGCTGCAGTCGTTACGGCATGGCGCAGCGGCGCGGCGCAGATGACGCTGCACCCGGATGATATCGTGCAGGACGCCTACAGCGTCGTGTTCGACGTGGACGTGCCGGTCACGCGCACGACGCGGGTAAACGCGCGCCGCATCGAGGTTGAAATCGCCGCGCCGCAGGGCATCTACAACCTGCAAAGCAACGGCGACGCCAAGGAATGGTCGTTCCCGATCCGCATTGAACTTGCGCCGACTGGCACCAACGCGTTCACGACGATCTATCTGGATCGGCTCGGCGGTGCGCAGCGCGAACTCAAGCGCTGGTCGTTGGGCTTCGACATGCCGGCGCCGGGGCAATACGACGTGCGCGTGACGACGGGTCTATCGCAGCCGCCTGGTCAGAACCCGGTGACGGTTGGGCTTGCAGCGATCCGCACGATCCAGTCAGGCGCGCTTCCGTCGCCTCCGGAACTGGCGGAAATGTCGATTCGCATTCGGGCCAGCGAACAGTTGAACGGGCCAATCGACAGTCTGTCGGGCGTCGTTAACCGCATGGTGCCGGTCTGGAACGGCGTAACGTGGACGCCGCCGCAGATCACGTCGCACCCGGCATGGCACATCGCGGACCTGTTGCGCGGGCCAATGCGCCGCAAGCCGGTGCCGGACGCCAAAATCGACCGGGCGGGGCTGAAGGCATGGGCCGACGCGGAACCGCAGCGGCGGTGCGATTACGTTGCGGACACGATGCAGTCGGTGCGAGAATTGGGCGACCTGATTGCGGCGGCGGGGCGGGCCAAGTTCGACTTCAACGGGACGTATCGCGTCATCCTTGACCAAGCGAACGGGCCGGTGCGGCAGGTGTTCACGCCGCGCAATTCGTGGGGCTTCCAAGGCCAGATGACTTTGCCCAATCGCATCGACGCGCTGCGCGTGCAATGCATGTCGGAAGCCGCAAACTGGCAGCCAGATGAGGTGCTGGTCTATGCCGACGGCAAGAACGAAAGCAACGCGGAAATCATCGAACCGCTGGAACTGCCCGGAACGGCGATCCGTGCGGGCGAGACGACCGGGGGCGAGGTGTGGCGGCTGGGACGGTATCACTTGGCGCAGCATCAACTGCGGTTCGAGACGTTCACGTTGTCCGTGGATCTTGAACATCTGGTCACGGGCCGGGGCGACAAAGTGCGCATCGTGCACGACATGGCGTCCATCGGCATCGGGCAGGGGCGAGTCAAGGCGCTGACCACGAGCGGCGGTAATCTGGCGACGATCACACTGGACGACGTGCAAGACGTGGACGCGGGCATCTATCGGCTGGCCATCCGGCGCAGCGACGGCGTGATTGTCGAGGCGACGGCGACGGGCGGCAATCTGTCGCCGGTATGGACAGTATCAAGCGGTGTCAGCGCGGCAAGCATCGCGGCTGGCGATTTGGTGGCGATTGCGACCGAATATCTGGACTGCATCATCAAGCGCATTACGGCGCTGGACGACCTGCAAGCTACGCTGGAACTGGTGCCCGCCTCGCCGGGTGTGCTGACGGCGGATGTGGGCATCATTCCGCCATATAACCCGGCGGTGTCGCGTGCGGATCGGTCCGGGCGTCCCCAAGCCCCCGTAGTGACGCGGGTGTTCACCGGGCGAGAAGCGGCGCAGCGCAACAACGGCGTGACGCCGGATCAGGCGCGCATCGGCGTCGAGGTGCAAAGCCAAGCATCGCGGCAGGTGCCGCCGACGGGATACCGCGTATGGGTTCGGCCCGAGGCGGGCGGCGACTGGCAAGGCGGCACGGTGCAGCCGGTGGGCAGCGCGCTGTTCACGGTGCCGGTGGAGCGTCAAGCGCGCTACGAGGTCGAGGTGCAAGCTGTGTCGCAGACGGGGCTGGAAAGCGCGCGCACGCGGGCCGGGACGGTGTTCGCGTTCGTGGATGACGGGGCGCCGGACGTTGTGCCCGATCTGACGGTTTCTGTGCTCGGTGCCAACGCGACGCTGCGATGGGGCAGGCCGACGCGAAACGTGGACTATTACGTCGTACGGCACTCCACCGACCCGCTGGCGATGTGGGGCGAGGCGCAAGAGGTCGCGGCAACGGTGCGCGACCAGTGGGTGACGGTGCCCGCGTTCAACGGGGTCTATCACGTCCGGGCGGTGAACTACGAAGGCGCCATCGGTCAAACCAGCGCGACGGTGGTCGTCACGGCGGGGGTCCTGAACAGCAGCGTCATCAACACGCTGCCCGCGCATCCCGATTGGGGCGGCACGGCCAGCGGCACGGCGTCCGTGTCCGGATCAACGCTGGTGGTGTCGGCGTCTGGAAACAACATCTACGACTGGTCAGACATTTGGGACGTGGCAGACGTCTACAGGACCGGCGCCGTGGCGGGTGCGGGCATCTTTGAGATGGCAGACTGGGCTACGCTCGGCAGCGTGCAAACCGTGCGCGTGTCGGCTGAGGTGCGCGGCGGCGCGGTCGCGGCCAGCAACGACGTGAACGGGTGGCCGAACATCTGGGCCATTGCGGATATCTACGCCAACGCGGAAACGGCGTGGTCGTTCCGCGTCGAAATCAGCCTGACAGACGACGCGGGCAGCACGCCGACATGGGGCGCGTGGCAAGCGCTGTTCGCGGGCGATTACCGGTTCCGGCAAGCGCGGTTCCGCGTCGTCGTTCTGATCGAAGACGATGAATACGTCGTCACCTTGAGCCAACTGACCATCACCATCGGCAACACATAAGAGGGCGCGCATATGGCACGTTACAACGCGGGGCTGATCCCGGCGTCACCTACAGTCGTGAGCGGCGTGACCGCGTTCGGAACGCACGTCAACCCGTTCTTGTCCGCTGTCCTGAGCGGCTTTGCGGGCACCACGCGCAGCGACAGCGCGGCAGCGGGCCTGATGTGGTCGAAAGAAGTATCGGGCGGGTACGAGATCAACCTGCATGTCGGCAACTCGACGGACGTTCCGCTCGGGACCGTCACCACGGCAGACAGCCAGTATCGCTTGCCGGTCGCGGTCATTGAGGATGCGCTTCTGGACAGCGGGCGCGGGGCGCAGCCGGGGGACGTAAAATGGTCGGCGCGTGCCACGGCCCCCGATGGGTGGCTTGTGGCCAATGGCGCCGCGATCAGCCGCAATACCTATGCAGACCTGTTTTCGGCAATCGGAACGGCGTTCGGGGCAGGCAACGGATCGACCACGTTCAACCTGCCGGACATGCGCGACCGCTTCGCCCTTGGCACCGGGACACGCGCCCTTGCGGTGAAAGGCGGGGCGGAGACGCACACGCTGACCGTGAATGAAATGCCCGCGCACACGCACTCGTCGGCGGCGGCAGACGCCCCGGCATCGCAAATTCTGGCGGGCGGGTCGAACGGTGCTGCCTTGAACGGCACGGCGACCGGCAGCACCGGCGGCGGCGCGGCGCACAACAACATGCCGCCTTTTCTGACGCTTACTCCCTGCATCAAGTTCTGAGGCGCACACGATGGCCATGACAGTCTACCAGACCGACGAACTCGGGCGCTTCGTCGCCGCCGAACAGGCGCACTTGGACCCGCTGGAAACCGCCGCAACCGGCGGCAACGTGTACCTGATCCCGCGCGGCGCGGTGACGGTGCCCCCGCCGCAGGTCGGCGCCGGTCACGTCGCGGTGTGGACCGGCGATGCATGGGCAACCCGGACGGAGGCTGAGGCCGCGAACGGCGGGCCGCTGGCAATCAACGCATGGCGCGCGCAGGCCACGCTGTCGCGGCTTGAAATGGCGCTGGCGCTCAAGGCGTCAGGCATGCTGACACATGCGCAGGCGATGGAACTGGCAGGCGGCATGATCCCGGCACCTTTGGCCGCGTTCATTGCGCTGTTGCCGGATCAGGAAAGCCAAGAGTTCGCGGAGATCGCGACCATTGCAGGCCAGCCTTTTGAGCGCGCATCGCCTCTGTGGTCGGCAGTCGCCGCCGCAGATACCGGACCCAGCGAGGCCGAGATCGACGCCTTGTTTGGCTGGACGGGGTGACGCCATGAACATCGGCATTTCGGTCGGCCTGACCGCGCAGCAATCAGCAGGCGGGATGTCGGTGGCCGAGGCATCGCGCGCGCCGCTTATGCATGGTTAGCGCGGCGGGTTCGGGTTATGAAAATTTACTGGCCCGCGTCGAGTGCAGCTTGAACAATTTGCAGCAGCGCGGGGCACGTCATCATCGAACCCCGACACGCAATTTTACTTTTTAGCTCATGAATTGCAGACCACGGATCGCCGCGCGGCGGATCGACTGTCGCAAGCGCATACTTTGGAGCATGCGCGAGCATCGGTCATCACGGACTTTTTACGGCCCGCGCTGCGGCATGACCTGGATCAGCCTTTTCTAGGCGGTCCATTACAAAAGGGGGCCGCATGACGCGACCACAACTGAACAACAGCATATCGCTAGGAAACATCATGACGGCAATACTAATGATTGTCAGCGTGGTCGGGGGCTTCTATGCCCAGTCTGCGCGAATCGATGTGG